TCCAGCACCAAACCGAATCCTTAACCCTGTCGCTGTAACCGTTGCTGTACCACTTACCGCAGCATTGCCAAATTGTACTCTTGTTGCATTAGCACTAACAGTAGCAGTTGCGTTTATTGCAGCTACACCGCTAAATATTGCTACACCAGCCGCTGTTACTGTTGCATTGCAAAATACAGTGCCAACACCAAAATTTAACTTGCCACCATTAGCCGTTACCGTAGCAGTACAGTTAATTGACCCTATCGCCATCCTTTGCCGTATACCAGCAGCAGATACCGTAGCAGTCGCATCTACACTTGCAGCACCAAATAATATTGCACCTCCTAATGATGCAAAAGGTGACTGCGAATATGTATTAATGCCAAACATTTAGACAATCGTCCAGTTAGCACCAGAAGGCACAGTAACCGTTACCCCACTAGCAATCGTCGTATTCTTACCGCTTATACCCTCATAGCCGCTTGGAAACGTCATGGACGTACCTACCGTCTGGTTGGTCAGCAAAATGCCGTTAGAAGCCGCAAAATGCAGGTCATAAGCTATATCTGATTCATCGCCATAAACAGCCTTGCTAGCAGGATACGTTACGAATACGTCCTTGCTATTCGCAGCAAAGTTAATCGCAGACGTAGTGCCAGAGCTATTTGAAAGAATTGTAGTACGGGATAGCGTAGTACCTGAAGCCGTATAGGTTCCGATACCGACTTCCCAAGTATTAGCATTGGAATCAACAATAGCGTAATAGGTGGTGTTGCCATTACCTATGTCTGCAAATGAGCGAAAGCCAGCAGAAGCGCCAGCTAACGTCAATGTACCTGTACCGGATGTTGTACTGGTCTCTTTAATCCTATCTTTAACGACCAGAGGCATTTTCTACCCCTTATGCCAAAGTTACACTCAAGCTACCAATAGCAATCTTAAAGATGTCACCGCTTTCAATCGTCTTAGACGCATCCAGAGGCGTGTGATAAAGCAAGTTACCACCACTTAGCGCATCTTCGATACCGATCCAGCCTACAGTTCCCCATGATCCTGTGGCTTGTGGGAACTCAATCGCAGCACTATTGGTACTAACACCATTGCTTGGCGCACCAAAAGTAACAGACTGACGAGCATAAGAACCACCAGTGACTTCTGTACCAGTATCAGCATCGGTAGGATCAGACGTATAAAGACCAATGTAAACAGTTGTAGGACTTGTATAGCTCGTATTACGCAAGGTAGCGTTAATCAGAGCGTTTTCCAGATAATTCGACATTTCTGCCATGATTTACCTCACGTTATAAGACATTGCCATAGGTTGACCGCTGTACTCACTAGACTGGTCAGCAGTTGTAATAGAAGCGATAGAACGGTCATACAGAGAAGCCCAGACCTGCAATCTCGCATCGTTCATCAGATACGGTTCAGCCTCAGCTAAAGACGCATACAGCAAGGCATCAGGGCAGTTAGCCAAGAAGACATTGCTAGCATTGCTATCACTCATCAACGGAGGCTTGGCGTAGTACAGCATCTGGGCTGTATATACACCGTCAGGAATAGGCGAGAACTGAATCTCTGAAGCCAATACCGTATAAGTTCTAGGAAGACCGCCCTCAGTAGCCCTAGAGCTTGCGTAGAAGGCATTAGGAGCCTCGTAAGCTAGAGAGGCAATAGGATTCGTGTTCAAGTGAATATCACGCATCTCTAGGAAGTCTGTAGGCAGACCGACCGTAGAGTCACCGCCAGTAGTATTAGCCGTAGCCACCACCAACATCTGACGGATTCTCAAGTCTCGACGCAGACGTTCTTCAGCCAGACGGATAAAGTCAGGGATTACTGAAGTCAGATCACTACGAGCTAGGTAGTTCGCTATCGTAGTCTTTAGTTCACTATAGCTCGTAAATGCCATGTCTATTTCCCGTTATTATGCGCCTCTATAGCGCCTTCCTCTACGTCTTCCCATCGATACTCATACGTACCAATGTGACCAATATGCTTTGATAGGCTGTGATCTACATAAGTCTGAATCCCGGCATCTAACGCCTTGATACAGAAATGCACATCCTCGCCAATAATTCCTTTAGATCCCCAACCCACATCAAACCAAGGCTTAGGAACCTTCTCAAAGACTTCCTTGCGAATCATCACCACACCAAAACCAACCGCTGTAACAGGCTCTATGCCCTCTTTATCCATCGAATCTATCTTATGCCAAGCGTGACGAATAATCTTGCCATCGTCATCCTTCTCAATCTGTAAATTCAACGCAGTCGGTAGTGTTGGCTTCCTTCTCGTTACCGCATTAACCCCGACAATCGGTACATCACGACTTAGCAAAATATCAATAGTGTCGTTAGGAAACCGCATATCTGAGTCAATAAACAGAATCGCATCACATCCTTCAGCCAGAGCAGCATCTACTAGCTTCTCTCTCTGATCGAATATCAGCGTTCCTGCCATCGTATAGAGCTTTAGCCCGTTGCCATCCTTGGAGCATCTGTGCCTTGAATCCCTGCCAACCATCTTGGCGAAATCAAAAGCAAACGATGTGTGAACTTCATCCCTAGCTGGTACGCAAGCACCTACGATCATACTTTCCCCCTATAGACTTTCCATTGTGCATTATCGGAACTATTGAGCCAACTAGCAAAAGCAACGTCATCTAATATATTAAAGCCTTTCATTATTCCCTTCTTATTCAAGTCATCAATGACCGTAAAAGGAATACTGGCTATGTGGTGCAATTCATTAAGATGTCCAGCTCTTTGCTTGTCTGCCTCCAGAATCTGCTTGTTACGTTCAAGAATGTCCGTAACGTCCTGTTTAGTTTCGATGATAAGACCACCATCACCGTCCGCATGAACAACCTGTTGTCTATAGTCCATAAATCCTCATAGAAAAGCCCCCAACCATAAGGTCAGGGGCTAATTCAATTACAGCGACATATTCAAGTCAGCAACGATGCCATGTGCGGCTTCGTTCTTAACTTCCAGCGTAACTTCAACCAGAACCTGAGTCTTGTCAGAGTCACCAGCTTTTGCAAGCTCGTTTGTCTGGAAAGGACGCAGATAGGCCAGAGCAGCGTACTCAGGATCAAGGATCAGAGCATCGCGGGTACGCATGAATCTATTAGGTACGACGCTCATTGAACCGAAGTCGCTCAAATAAACATCAGCTGCGCCAACGATAGTAGCTTGACCAACAGAACCACCGCCACCAGCATTGACGTTATAGCGATAAGCAGACAGACCTGTGAAGGTAGATACTTTCTGTTTACCAGTAGCACCAACCATCAGAATCTTAGGTACGCCGCCCGAAGCAAACACCTCAGCCACAACATCCTTCAGCAGAGTTTCAGTGAAGGTACGTGTGTTACCGTCTGTACGAGTCGATACACCGATAGTCGTAGGATCGCCACCGTTGGTCTGAACCGACGAGTTGGTCTTGATCCATGACAGCAGGGAACCCATCTTACGGGCTGTGGAGTTGGTTGTACCAACAGCACGACCTTGGTTCGACAGCAGGATGGTTTCCAGATCGCGCTTAAGCTCTTGCGAAGCCTTAGCCAACTGGTAAGCCTTTTCCGACTTACGACCAGCTTTGTTAACTGCGTCCAGAGTGCCAGAGACTTTGATAGTCTTTTGCAGGATCTGGGTGTAGTTACCAAGACGGGTAGTAGGCGACAGAGTAGCGTCCGAAGCATCAGCACCTTCAACAGCAGCGTTATTGGTAGTAGCGGCTGCAAGGCTGTCGGTCTGCCACTCGTGGTAAACAGCCGTAGCTTTGGTCTTGCCAATCGAACTCATGAATGGAGTCTCGGTAGGCGAGATGTCATAGATTACGTCGGTCAAATCTTCACGCTGACCGATTGCGTCATAAGCATTATAAATTGCCATGATTCAATTCCTTATAAAAAGCGTTCAAACACGTTAGCTGCATCCCTAACACTACCACTGGATTTAGCCCGTGACTTAAGTTTCCTAATTTCCTCAGAGTTACTATCCCTCGGCTTAGAAACACCCGGCTTAATAGCCTTGGGAGCCTCTGAAACCTTCTTAGTAATTCCCGGCTTTGCAGACTGTAACTTGTCGTACTGCATAGCCTTGTATAACGTCATAACGGCTCGTGAATCAAACACGTTAGCCAGTTCATCATCAGAGAACCCCATCTGCTTACCGTATGTGCGAATGTCCTTGCGGATTACTTCGCCCTTAGACGGATCAGCAAACTCAGGTATCGCAGCAACTAGCTTCTCAGACTCAGCAGCAACCATCTGCCTTATCTGTTGTTGCCTGTCATATTCCTGCTGTTGCGAGATTCTTTCCCGTTCAGCACGAACCTGCGCTAACTGTTTCTCCTTCTGAGACATCTCAGCGACCTTCACGGCATAACCGATAGGATCAGTCTCTTTCAGGTAATCCAGATTCTCTGCTTCTTGTGGCTGGTTCAACATCGACTCGATGATCTCCAACCGTTGCGCGTATTGATCGCGCATAGCCTTAGCTTCTTGAACTGCTTGGCGCTCGGCCTCAACCACCTTGCGTTCTTCAGCTACAGCTTGCGATTTCTTGGTGTAATCCGTGCCAAGTTGATAAGACTTGATAAGCTCATCAAGGGTTACCTCCAGTTCTTCGCCAGCGGCTTTGACACGGAATGTCTGAGGCTCCTCTTGCTCACCATCGTCATCTTCTCGTTCTACCTCTGATTCCTCGTAAGAGTCCTCAGATTCGGCTTCGCTTTCGTTAGCTTCTGAAGCGGATTCTGGTTGTTCCTTGTCGGAGCCATCTTCTCGGTTCATCATGCTCAAGAAAGCGTTAGCTGCACCTTCTACCGTTAACTCACCACTACCCGCAGGTGTCGTGTTTTGAGTATCGCTCATAAGTTTCCTAAATTATATCGGGAACCGCCCGACTCGGGTTACAAAATCTTAATCCTTTTCTCATCCATCATCTTCTGAGCAGCCATGCTTTCAAGATGAGTTTCAATAGATTCCAGTACCCTAAGACGCATATAGGCTTCCTCACGAAGCTCTAACTCACCAAAGTTACTGTTAACAAATTTGTTAAGCTCATTGCCTCGGAGTTCTTCCATCATCTCCACAAACATCGGCTCTTTAAGCAGATTCGTAGCCCACTGTGCTTTATCCATTAGAACTCTCGGTTATAAAAGACATTCAACATATTACCCATTTGCGGCTGTCTTTCATACCGAACACCATAGCTTGATGGCCCAGTTTGATACAAAGCATCTAACCCAGTTAATCCAACCTTTGACTCATTTATTCTGCCTTCTGGCGTATTACCGCTAACTTTATATCCACTGCCAAGCAACCCAAGGCTCAAAGCATCATTGTTTATAGGAAATTGATAACCAATTCTTCCACCGCCATAAACTGAATTAATCCCTTGAGACATTTCGTTTTCTACATTACCAGATAATTGCAATCTATTTAACAAATCCTGAAAGAATGATGGAGGCACATTAGCAGAAAGTAATCCGGGAATATTGTAGTAATTTTCATCCATATTAACCCCCTGTCAGGCTCCCAAGTTCTTTAATCGTCTTCAGTACAATCTCAGCCTGCTTGTTCCTTGTGTCCTCATCAGCCAAGTCCATAGCCAAGACAGCTTGTAATTGCTGGACTGCTAACTGAGCTTCTTTAATGCGAATATCAGCCTGATCCTTCTGGTTCTTCATCTGCATCTCAATACCCTTACGGGTGAACTCAGCCTCTAGTGTCTGACGTTCCAGATCCAACTTAGCAGCATCAATCTGCGCCTTAGCCTGTGTCTTCTCACGCTCAACCTGCGCCAACAACTGCGCCACTTCTGCCTGTGCATCTGGTGCTGGTGGCTGTGGCTGCGACAACTGAGCATCCATCTCAGGAGTAATCTCGTTCATGAAGGCTTTAGCGTCCTTGAACCCTGCTGCCTCAATAAACCGCGCCAATGTGTTCCGGTACTGACCAACCGATACCAGAGGATTAGACGGGCCATACTGCTGGATGATCTGCTCCTGCTTGGCAAGAACCATCTGAAGCATAGCCAGCTTCTGATCCCGGTCACCAGAACCCAGACCTACGTTAATAGATACATCGTATTCATTAGCCCATGTGCGAGGATCAAACTGCACAAACTTGCCACGCATACGGACAATCTTAGGCTTATCTTGGTACTTGCCCAATAGATGCAGAATGCCTTGGAACAGGCTCTTAACGCCAGTCTCAGCAAAGATACGAGCAATCAACTCCAGCTTGCCAGAGCTAGACTTCATCATCGCAGCAACAGCCGTAGCCGTTACGTTAGACAGAATATCTGGATCAAGACCTTGTTGCGCGTCACTAACACCAGTACGCTTGGCCTGTACCGCATCCATGTACTCCAGCATCGGCATAGCCTGACCAAACGTAGACTGAACCTGAAG